CTCCAGGCGCCGCTTGCGCCCGTACAGGGTCTCCACCCAGCCCTGGCGCAGGCAGGCCCGCTTGACCTCCTTGCCCCAGCGCTTGACGCCAGGGTAGGCCCGGTGCCAGCCGTCGTAGACGTCCTGGGCGTCCTCCAGGGAGATCCCTGACATGGCGACCACCCGGCCAGGCCCGCCCTCAAAGGCGAAGTTGAAGTTGCTGTTCTTGGCGATGGCCCGCTGCTCAGTGGTCACCTGATCCATGGGGACGCGCCAGATCAGGCTGGCCGTCAGCCGGTGGAGATCCTCACCATGGGTGTAGGCGTAGATGAGCCTGGGGTCACCGGTCTGGTGGGCGAGGATCCGTAGCTCGATCTGGCTGTAGTCGGCCACGATCAGCACCTTGCCCAAAGGGGCAATGAACAGCTTGCGGATCATGGTGGACTCAAAGCCCTCTTTCCATCGAGCCGGGATGTTCTGGAGGTTCGGCTCGGAGCAGGAGAGCCGCCCGGTCTTGGCGACCGCCTGGTTGAGGCTGGCCCGGATCCGGCTGTCGCTGTCGATGGTAGGGATGAACCCGATCACGTAGGTGGTGAGCAGCTTGTTGATGTCCTTGAACTCCAGGAGCTTCCTGGGTTCCTTCCGGCGCCGTGCCAGCATCTTCAGGGTGTCGGCGTCGGTGGAGCGCTTGCCGGTGTCGGTCAGCTTGGGCGGGCGCAGGCCCAGTTCGTCGTAGAGCCAGTGCCCTATCTGATCCGGACTGTTGAGGTTGATGCTGGTCCGGTACTTGCCGCACTGGCAGCCGTCCTGCCAGCCCACCATCTGCTGGATCTCCTGGGTCAGACCGTTGACCTGCTCAGTCAGGACCGGCTGTAGCTCGTGGAAGCCCTCCAGGTCGACGTAGGCCCCGGTGCGGCGCATGTCGAGGAGTACCTCCAGCACGTCCATCTCCAGGTTGAAGAGCCGCCAGAGCTTCTCCCGGCCTGGCTTGCGGATGAAGCTGTGGAGGTACCACCACAGCATGTAGGCCCACTTGGCATCGGTGTGGTTGTAGTCGATGGCCTCCCGATAGGGGGACGTGTACGCCTTCTCGCCCAGCTTCTCGCTGTAGATGAACCCGTGGTACACCTGGGTCAGCGTCCCCAGGTTGTACCGGCCCAGGTTCTCATCCAGGAGGAAGGCCAGGGTCATGACGTCGCCGTAGGGGGGTGGCGGGATCTGGTCGTCGTAGTACTTGGCGACCGACAGCAGGTCGAAGCCGACGTTCTGGTTGGTCTCCCGGCGCTCCGAGAAGAACAGTGGCGCCAGGGTCGTAAACACCTGATCGGGCGTTAACTGCTTGGGTCCGAGAGGGTGCCCCATGGGTATGACATCCGAACGATCCGGGCCAGCGAGGGCCATACACCAGACCTCGTTGGTCCGGGCGTCCAGGGGAGGCTTGTCCTTGATCTTGGCGCTGCCGTTGACCCGGCGCAGTGCCCGGTTGGCACGGGTCTCGACGTCGAAGGAAAATCGGTTGAACTTGGAGTAGGCGTACAGCACTTCATTTAGCTGGCGGGTGGTGAGGATGGCGTCGATAGCCATGGAGGGCACCGGGCGCACCGGAGCAGGGGTTAGTTCAGCCAGCCCCCGCTCCTCAGCCTCCTGCTCGATGGCCTCGATGTCCTTGTCGCTGTACAGCTTCTGCTTCTTGGTGCCACCGAGATCGTGGGGACCGTCATGGCCCTCGCAGAGGATGCATCGCCATGACCGCTCAAGGAAGGTACGGCCATTGCGCGTGCGGATGGAGGGGACCACCACCAGGCACTGGGGATAGTTGGAGGAGGGAGACCAGCGGCGGTTCCGGTCTCCCTCCCTTTCCGACACGGCGGCGGGTTGACCCGGCACCCCCGTACGGACCTCTACTCGTTGAAGGAGTCGGCCACCTTGCGGAGGTCACTCCTGCTATTTATCTCCAACGATGAATCGTCCAGGAGCTTGGCATCGAACTTGGCGATGTCAGCCCTGGACAGCGGCTCAAAATCCCAGTCCTCTTTGAGGTCTCGGTTCTTGATAGGGCGAATCTGTGTGCGGCGGCTGTTCTTCGGCCCCTTCATGGCTACGGCGAAGTACCGCCCACTCAGAGGCTCATCCTCAGAGTACTCCTCCAGCATCTCGGTGACCGAGACCCCCGTCTCAAACGTGACGTGGGTGGGGACGTCGCCCTGGCAGTCGAGGATGTTGAACCGGACCCTGGCCTGGGGCTTGGGATCCACCTCGTCCAGGGGGCAGTCATCCTGGAGGCACACATAGCTCTGCTTGGTGCCCCTGGGCACCCACTCGCACCAGTGCTGGAGAAAAGATGCGTACGGCCCATCCTCCAGGAACATGATGATTTTCTCTTCGTCGGCCACCTTGTACAGCTTCGTCCAGGGGGACGGGGCGTTGGCCTTGGTACGCCTGTAGCCGCTCCACCCCTTGGCGACGGCCATGTCGCTGCGCCGGGGCGTGTCCTTCTCTTCTGGCTCGTCACGCCGTAGCCGACGCTGTGGCACCTCCTCCTCGTCGTACTCTTCGGCTGGCTTGGGGTTGCGGACCAGTCTGCGGGTTTCTGGCATGGTTGCTCCTTGGCATGGGGGTAGTGGACAGGAAGTCTTCGGCAAGGTTGGGTTCGATTTCGCTCCATCGAGCGATGCGGGAAAGCTCGTCGCGTGCAAGTCTCTCGACTTCATCAATGACAAGTAGTTCCAGGAAGTCGGTGTTGGTGGCTCGCTGGGTAGGGGATAGCTCAGCCCAGGCCCGGTCATCCATCCCCAGGTCGTGGTGATCGGCCTCAGCACCGACCTCGACGTGGACGGTCTCATAGTCCCGGACCCGGACTAAGTACCTGATGTTCTTCGTCAGCTTCATCGCCACGATCTCCAGGCTGCGGTGACCCGCTTGGTGAAGTCGGTGGCGGTTATACGTGGTGGTTTGTCCTCTAGGAGGCCCTCCTCTCTGGCGATCTGCACGATCCCCTCGATCTGGCGACGCGTCCACAGCTTCCGACCCGCATCCCCCAGCGTTCCTGGGATCGGGCGGGTCTGGAAGCTGTTGCGTGGTAGCCAACCCTTTCGCATCCAGGCCCGGATGGTGACGCTGTCCTTGTTCAGGGCCTTGGCGAGCGCCCCGATGCGAAACATCTCGTACTCGACGCCCTGGTACCAGATCATGATGGGCCTGGTGTCCCACGGCTCGTCCTCGCGCTCCTGGCGGCGCTCAGCCAGTGTGCGGTCCCGACGCATCTCCAGGGACTCCCGGCGCCGCTGCTTCGATCCTGGATAGAACTCATCCTGGAGCGGTTCAAACTCTCTCATGAGATCTGTCATGCCCTGACCGGCTTCCTTTCGTCGTTCAGGAGGAAGAACCGGTAGCTGTCCACCTGGGGGAACATGCGGGCCAGTTCGTCGTCAGTTATGCGCTTGTCGTAGTACGCCGCCAGGATCCGGGACTCGTCCGGAACCCGGATCACTTCGGTCATTTCCTCCCACATGCCCTTGTCGGTGAGGATCTCCTCACACACCTCTTCATTCATGCGCTTGGAGGACACCATCAGGTTCTTCATCCAGGCGATCCGCTCATCACCGATGGGATCACCCAGGTCCAGATAAAGAGAGCCATCTGAGGGATCCTTCTCACCGTATTTTTGCAGGATCCCTTTCAGGTTCTTGGTGCCCTGGTCCAGCCTCTCAGCCAGCAGGTTGGACTGGCGCTTAAGGGCGAACCAGTCGCTCACCCCTTGCCGTAGAGCGGCCAGGTCCAGGGACTGCGTACGTACTAGACGTGCCATGCAACAAGGCTACAGAGGGGGTGTGACCGTTACCCCTCCGGTGGGCGATTGTCTCCGCTGATTATGAAGGCGGGCCGGTGGTGTTTCGCAGCAACCGCCAGCAGCCGCTCAGAGGCGCGATTGTGGCTCATGCGGTCCATGAAGCAGAAGACGACGTTGGGATCCTCCCAGCCGTCCACCCGGCGATGGTGGATGTACTTGAACTGCTCCACCTCAAACTCCAGATCCCGGAGGCTGCCGTCGTCCTGGATGAAGATGCGCTCCTGCCACTGGCGTGCCCAGGTGTTGAGGCCCTCCAGAAGGAGCCGGAGGACGTAGGTGTCGTCGGTCAGCCGGGAGCCACAGAAGAGGTACTGAGGGCCATCGGTCATACGACGTGGCTCTGGAGCCATTCGGACAGGGACTGGAGATCCATGGTCAGGCGCCCCTTGGGGCTGATGCCGGTGCCGTCCACCACGGCGTCGGCCACCCGCTTCTTCTGGCCCAGGAGCCGGTACTGGTACTCCTCGATGCTGTCGGTGACCTGGAGGGTGAGCAGGGTCACCCTGGGCCAGACAGATGATAAACGTATGATTCGGCTCTGTCTCTGTGCGTAGGCCCCTGCGGACCAGGGTAGGTCGTAGCTGATCAGGTAGTTCGCTACCGGCAGGTCCAGTCCGATACCGCCAGCATCGCTTGAGAGGAAGAGACGTGTTTCCGGATCGGTAGCGAACTCCTGTTTCGCCCGGTCACGGGCCACGGTGGAGATGGCGCCTGTGAACAGCACTGACCTCGTGAGGCCCGTGGTGGCCTTCTGCACGAGATCGAGCATGTCTTTGAAGAAGGAGAAGAACACCACCTTGTTGGACTCGTCAGCCTCCAGGATGTCCTTGACCAACTCGACGGCAGCGTCCAGCTTGGGGGCCTTCTTGAGGGCCTCTAGCTTGCCCAGGGCGTGTAGCTCCTGGGCATACTCGCTGCCCTGTCGGTTGCCAGGCAGCACCCCTCGATAGTGCGCCGCCGACAACCGAAGGAGGTCAGGGTGGTCGCACAGCATCCGCATGCACACCAGCTTGCTCATGATCCGGCCACGAGCTTCGCCCTGATCCTCCCCGTGGTAGAACCCCGACAGGGAGAAGTTGCCCCAGGTGTTGATGGCCTCAGCGAGTTCGGACTCCAGGTCATGCACCATGCGCCGGTACAGCACAGCCCCAGCGGGATCGAGGTCGACCAGGATGGGGGGCGGGGCCACCACGGCGGGTAGCTGGTCAGCCACCTCCTTCCGGGTGCGCCTGACCATGTGGTCGGACAGCAGCCGGTGCAGGGTGGGCAGGTTCCGGTACGAACGGACGCGACCAAAACGGTCTCGCTTTACGAAGGCGGCGTCGAAGGTCTTGAAGTGGCCCAGTACACCGGGGCTGACCCACTGAAAGATAGAGAACACCTCTTCGGCCCGATTCTCCACGGGCTGGCCGGTCAAGGCCCACTTGTAGGTGGCCTGGAGCCGCTTGATCTTCTTGGACCGCTGGGGCTTGAAGTTCTTGAACCATGTGGCCTCGTCGGCCACGATGAAGTCGCGCGGCAGCTTGGAGACCACATCCCAGTCGTTGACCATCTGCTCGGGGTTCATGATCAGGTACTCGCCCTCACCGCGCTTGTAGCGCAGGTACTGGGCCTGGCGCTGGGCGATGGTGCCGTTGACGACGATCACGCTGGCATCAGGCGCGAAGTCCTCTATCATGCGCTTCCACTGGAGCTTGATCGAGGCGGGACATATAACAAAACCTCCGCCTGCTTTACCCGCCTCGATCAGGCGTTCCACCGCCGCCACCGTGATGACGGTCTTGCCCAGGCCCATCTCGTAGGCCACCAGGAGGTGGCGCATGTCGACCATAGCGTCGACTGCCTCCTCCTGGAATGGGTACAGCGTTCCTTTGAAGCTCACCACATCGCCGCCGGGGTAGCCTGGGCCAGGCCCTGGGCGATGAGATTCGGCGCAAGCTCCCCCGGATCCTTCCCACCCAGGCCCTGGTAGCCGAACACGGTAGTGGGGATGCGGTGGTGCCACTTCTCCTTGATGAGCCTGGTGGTCTCCGCGATGCCGGCCCGGTCGTCGTCCAGGGCCAGCACCAGGCTGTCGCACCGCTCCACCAGG